CCAAAACACCATGAACGAAATAAACGAATTAGAACAAGCCATCAAAGATGCGCAAGAAACACTAAACAAGCTAAAGGCAAAGCAGCAACCTGCAACAACAATGAACCAGGTTACTGATGCGATTCAAATTGATTTGATGAAGAATGCAAGTAGAAACGAAATAATGCCATCGTATCAATTAACGCAAATAGAAAAAAACAAAAAGAAAGTACAAGCGTACAAAGATATTTTGAATCTTTGCCTATACTTAAATGATAGGTTTTCGGTTGATGGGGAATATTGGGTTATTAAAAAAGATGAAACTATTTACATTTCTTATATGATGCCTTCATTTGGCTTCACTTCAAAAAAGGCAGCCGAATACGCAAAGCAGCATTTCAGCGAATTATTTAAAACATTTTATTCATAATATTGAAAAGTTTTTTGTAACTTCGAATATAAATTATCGAGGTAGAAGCCGATAATCAATCTAACTTATTTCGCTCCAAAGGCGGTTAGGAGGCAAAGGGAAACCGAAGCCGCTTCTACCCTAACCACTTTTGGGGTTTTTTTATTTTTATGAAATTAAGAGAATATCAAGAAAATCTCTGTCTTAATGTATCTAAAAAACTTGCATCCGGCAAAAGAAAAGTAATTGCTCAACTTGCAACAGGCGGAGGGAAAACAATTTCGTTTGCGGCCATTAGCAGCCGTTACGTTGCAAAATCTCAAAAGTCAGTACTTATCCTTGTACATCGCAAAGAATTATTGCAGCAAACAAGGCGAACACTTTACAATGCGTTTGACATAAATTGTCAAATAATTATTGCAGGTATGAAGCACATTCCACCGGCACCAGTTTATGTTGGAATGGTAGAAACAGTTAACCGCCGCATTGATAGAATTAACAATGTTGGTTTGGTAATTATTGATGAGTGTCACATTGCTAATTTTAACAAAATTCACGATCATTTTAAGGATGCTTTTTTTATTGGCTTTACTGCTACACCATTAGCAGCATCAAAAGAAAAGCCTTTGAATCAATTTTATGATGACATCGTTTGTGGGATTGACATTCCAGAATTAATTAAAATGGGCAGCCTTGCACCTAACCAAACCTATGGTGCCAAAGATGCAGTGGATAGAAAAAAACTTGCAATGAAGGGCGGCGAATTTGATACAGGATTAATGGGCATTGAATTTTCAAAGCAGCAACACGTTAACAATACCGTAAAGGTTTACCAACAAAAAGCCGATGGCACTAAAACAATAGTGTTTAATTCTACCATTGATCATTCTTTGAAGGTTACTGATGCTTTTATTAATGCTGGTTACAATTGTAGACACTTTGACGGAGAAACAGAAAGCAAAGAGCGTGAAGAAGTATTGGCATGGTTTGAGCATACACCTGGTGCCATCCTTTGCAATGTTGGTATTGCAACTACCGGGTTTGATGAGCCTACTATTGAAACTGTTATCGTTAACCGTTCAACGATGAGTATGCCATTATGGTTACAAATGACAGGGAGAGGCAGCCGACCAACAGAAAGCAAATTTGATTTTACTATTATAGATATGGGCAGCAATGCTAACACTCACGGTGATTGGTGCCAAAAAAGAGATTGGGAGGATATATTTTTCAATCCACCGAAAAAAGGTAAAGAAGGTGTTGCACCTGTTAAAGATTGCCCACAGTGCGATGCAATCGTTCCTGCATCTACAATGGTTTGCAAAGTTTGTGGTTTTAATTTTCCACCGCCAAAACTAAAAATTGAAGAAGAATTGAGCGATTTTATTTTATTCACAAAAGATTTACTAGTAAATGAAATAGTTGAAAAAAATCGACATCATAAAGAATATTTTTCTTTTTTTGAGATAGGTAGAGAATTGGCGCAACAGGTTAGATATGAATCAAAAGAAATGACAGATGAAAAGTTTACCTTTATTCTCCAGCACTATTACCAAAAAGGGATTGAATGGTGCAAAATAAACTCAAAACAGAAAAAGAAAACATTCAACCAATTTCACAAAGATTTAGCCAAAAAGACATTAATTGAACAACTACAAAAACATTACAAAAAATGGATACCGCAAATTTAAGTTTATACGATGACATCACTAAAAAGTCAAGTAATAAAACAACTCCGATTGATATATTTTTGCACGATATTAAGGAAGGTAAATGGCAGGATTGTGTATTAAAAATTAGAACGATAAAGGATTATGAAGTTAGAAAAGTAGAAAAAAAGAAAATACCTTATGTAACCATTTCGGGATATTTTGGCAAAGAAAGAAAGGCAAATGAATTGTCAAAACATACAGGGTTAATTGGAATGGACATTGACGATATTAGTCAGGAACTTGAAGGAATGCGCACACTGCTTTCTGCTGATCCTTATGTGTATTCTATTTTTACGTCTGTAAGCGGCACCGGACTTTGCGTTATCTTCAAGATTGATGGTGAAAAACATAAAGAAGCATTTGAAGGAATTGCCGATTACCTAATAAAAAACTATCAAATAATTGTTGATCCATCTGGTAAGGATGTAAGCCGTGCAAGGTTTGTTAGTTATGATCCTGACCTTTATATTAATTCACATGCAGCGACATTCAAAAAATATCTATCTAAGCCAAAAAAACGCAAAATTGTTTCTACCATTTTTGTAAAGAATGAATTTGACAATGTTGTCAATGAAATGGTTAAAAATAATGTTTCATGTGTTGAAGATTATCGAGATTGGTTAAGTATTGGTTTTGGACTTGCTGACCAATTCGGCGAAGGTGGACGTGAATATTTTCACTCGCTTTCAAGTTGTAGCCAAAAATACGAGCGTTCAATGTGCGACAAGCAATACACACACTGTTTGCGTTCAAAAGGTTCAACAGGTAAGGTAACTATTGCAACGATTTATTGGTTCGCTAAACAAGCAGGAATAAACATTTACACCGAAAAAACAAAGCGAATTGCAGCCGTAACTTCTACACAAAAAAAAGCAGGGTTAAATGCTCAACAGATTGCCGAAAATTTAGAAAAGTTTGAAGGTATAAGCAAACAGGATGCAACCGATATAATTCAACAAGCATTTTCCGCAAATCATTCTTTTAGTAATAGTGAGAATATAGTTGATAACATTAGGGCATACCTAAGACATACATACGATTTAAAACGTAATGTAATTACTCGTAAACTTGAAAACAATGGTAGAATATTAGATGAAATTGATTTGAACACAATGTACCTGGATGCAAAGGTTTTGTTTGATGAATTGAACTTTGAACTATTTATGAAGGTTTTGTTTTCAAATAATACTTCACAATACAATCCGCTGCTTGAATGGTTTGAAAATAATACAGGGCATTACACTGGCGTTATAGATGCTTTTTTTGGATGCTTTGACACTCCAGATGACATAAAGTATTTTGGGAAAAAATGGTTAGTAGGTGTAATATCTGCTATACATGGTATTCACTCACCACTTATGTTAATACTTGCAGGTGAAAAACAAGGTACGGGAAAAACCGAAGCCTTTCGCAGAATGCTGCCAAAAGAATTAAAAGCTTATTATGCAGAAAGTAAACTTGATGCCGGGAAAGATGATGAAATTTTGATGACACAAAAACTTATCATCATGGATGATGAAATGGGCGGAAAGTCAAAAAAAGAATCTAAACGGTTAAAAGAATTAACTTCAAAGCAAACGTTTACACTTCGTGAGCCTTATGGTAAAATGAATGTTGATTTAGACAGATTAGCGGTATTATGCGGAACGACAAATGACCTGCAAATATTGAACGATCCTACCGGCAATAGAAGGCAGTTACCGATGCTTATCAATGGGATTGATTTTAATGCCTATAATTTGGTAGATAAAAGGCAATTGCTTATAGAGGCTTACAATTTGTATAAAAGCGGTTTTGAGTGGCAATTAAGCCGTGAGGATGTGCAGAAACTTGCAGGTAAAACTGAAAAGTTTGAAGATTACAGTGCAGAATACGAATTGATAACAAAGTATTTTTCTATTCCACAAGGAACATGGAATGAAGAAATGAGTGCAACAGACATTAAAATTGACCTGGAAGCACGTACCGGGCAAAAGTTAAGTTTGAGAAAAATAGGTTTAGAATTAAAAAGGTTAGGTTTTTATTCTGAAATTAAGAAAATAAACAAATCGCCAAAGCAGGTTTATTTTGTTCAACCACTTTCAAATATTTCAAATAATCAACCAAATCCGTTCTAATGGTTAAGGATATATCCTTAACGTTAAGGATAAATAAAAATTATCCTTAACCGCCAAAAATCAATACAGTATTGGCTTTTACTATTATTATTAATTATGGTTAAGGATGTTAAGGATAATTATATAAATATGAGGAGAGATAAAATATTATATACACACACACACACATTATTTTTTATGGGGAACTTTAGGAAAAACGTTTTTTATCCTTGCATCCTTAACCAAAACGAGCAAACCCAATACAGTACTGCATTTCATCGGTTAAGGATAAAATGCAGTTATCCTTAACCAAAAGCAAAATATATGACAGAAGAACAGCTTCAAGCAGAAATCTTTCAATTTCATTGGAATAATTACCCAAATGAGCGAAAAAGGTTATTTCACGTAAACAACAAAGCAAAAAATAAGATTGAAGGCAATCAAATGAAAGCACGTGGTGTTGTTGCTGGAATAAGTGATTTGGTATATTTAGCCGAAAATAGAACTATTTACATTGAATTGAAGATTGAAGGCGGTGTACAATCTAAGGAGCAAAAAGAATTTGAAGCACAATGCAAAGCTACCGGGCATGAATACATTATTGTAAAAAGTTTAAAAGACTTTCTAACTGCCATCCAAAAATAAATGTATATTGCAGTATGGCAGGTAGACCGTTAAAATTTAGTTCAGTAGTTGATTTGCAGTTGCAAATAGAGGATTATTTTGCCAATACTCCAATCAACACACAAACCATTACAGGGTTAGCAGTTCACTTAGATACAAGCCGTGAAACATTATGCAATTATGAAGCTAATGATCAATTTTTTGACACAATAAAAAAGGCAAAGGATAAAATTGAACATGCCTATGAAATGCGAGGTTTGCAAGTTGGTAATGCTTTTGATATATTTAGATTAAAAAATATGGGTTGGAAGGATAAGCACGAAACTGAACATACAGGCGCAAACGGCGGCCCATTACTTACCATCATTCAGCAACCTGCATCGAATGAAAATGAAGCAATCAGTTAACTTTATACCAACTCCGGTATATTTAGCGAATGAAAGAGCATATAACGAAGGATGGCCAACGATATGCAATGAAGGCGGCAGTAGATCAAGTAAAAGTTACAGCATCATACAACTGCTTGTTATCATTGCTCTAAAAGAATCAAACAAACGTATTTCGGTTGTATCACATTCTTTGCCGCACATAAAACGTGGGGCATACCGTGATTTTGTTAATATCATGCAAGGTTGGGGTATATGGAGTGATGATAACTTTAGTTTTACCGATTTCGTTTATAAATTCCCTAATGGCAGCTATATTGAATTATTTGGACTTGAAGATGAAAGCAAAGCACGTGGACCAGGTAGGGATATTTTATTCCTGAACGAAGCAAACCTTATTAGCCGTTCATTGTATGATCAGTTATCAATGCGGACAACACAATGTGAGTTCTTGGATTGGAATCCTGCCGATTTTGTTAGTTGGGTGTACGAAGTAGGGGATAATCCTAGAAACAAAAAAATACATTCCACTTACAAAAACAATAGAAGTAATTTAACTCAAAAGCAAATTGATCAAATAGAAGGGTATAAAAACCTACCGGATGATTTTTGGTGGAAGGTTTACGGTTTGGGATTAAGGGGTGCAAGTAAAGAAATTATATACACTAAGTGGATGCAGTATAGTGAGCAGCCTACAGGCGGTGATACATTCTTTGCAATAGATTTTGGTTATACCAATCCAACTGCAATGGTACAGATAACGCACTATGAAGGTGTTAACTATGTACGTGAATTAATTTACAAGTCAGCAATAACGACAGATGAATTAATACCAATGCTAAAGCAGTTAGTGCCATCTAATGCTGTGCTCTACTGTGATAGTGCAGAACCCAAAACTATTGAAATGCTTTACCGTGCAGGGATTAACGCAAAGAAAGCAGAAAAGGATGTTTGGACAGGGATAATAGCCGTTAAGTCTTATCCGCTGCAGATACACAATGCAAGTAGCAATCTAATTGCAGAACTACAAAGCTATAAATGGATGAAGGATAAGAACGATAACATTACAGAAAAACCTGTAAAAAGCAATGACCACTTATGCGATGCCATGAGATACGGAATATTCACGCACCTAACAAAACCATCAACAGGATTCGCTGCTGCAATTTATTGATACATTGTTGCAAAAATATAATTACCTTTATTCCAAAATATATCGTATGGACTTATTTGGCCGTAAAGCTACAAGGCAGGTATCGGAATTGCAAAGCGTTGTAACATCGATGCAACAACAGATGCAAATACTAGCTGCTAATCGAACTGT